GATAAAGCTCATCAAGGAAAAATTATATAAAGGTGGGACAAAATGAATGAATTAGATAATAGTTGGCATCCAGAAAAAATGCTGGAAGTTCAATTGAAAGAACCAGACGATTTTTTAAAGGTTCGTGAAACACTAACTAGGATTGGTGTTGCCTCTAGAAAAGATAAAAAATTATTTCAATCGTGTCATATACTACACAAACAAGGTAGATATTTCATAGTGCATTTTAAGGAATTATTTGCATTAGATGGTAAAGAAGCAAACTTAACCGAGAACGATATTGAAAGAAGAAATACAATTGCTCAATTATTGGGTGATTGGGGATTAATTGCAATAATTAATACCACAGTTGCTGAGAAAAAAGCACCTCTATCACAAATTAAAGTTTTATCATTTAAAGAAAAAAGTGAATGGGACTTACAAGCAAAATATAACATAGGTAAAAAAATAGAAGATGAAGGCACCGAAGTTTAGAGAGTTTATATCTGAAGCGCCAGAGAATGGTAAGTATAAACTACTTGTAATTACAGATGAGCCAGAAAAGGCAAAGACCTTTCATACTGCTGATAGATTAAGAGAAGAAGCAGAAAAGTTAGGTTGGAAATATTATCTGTATAAATTAACAGGTGGTTACACTACTAGTCCAGAAGGTGCTTTACGACTTCATAATAAAGATGATGATAAAGGTTTTGAAGTATCTGGTGCAGATACAGTAGCAGTAATTCGTGGCTCAGTAACAAGAAAAGATAGTTGGATGGATATTGTTTCACTATTAGAAAAACATAGTGTATGTGTAGTAAACAGTAGAGAGACAATTAGTGTTTGTGCTGACAAGTATAGAACATCATTAAGACTTGCTGACTATGGTGTAAAACAACCTGTAACACATCTAATAAACGATCCAGAAAACTCTGAACAAGCATTTGAAAATTTAAATACACAATATCCTATTATACTTAAAACATTAAGAGGTAGTAAAGGTGTTGGTGTCTTATTTGTTGAGTCATCAAAAGCATTAGACAGTATAGTTCAACTAATACATAAACAAGATGAGGATGCTGATTTACTTTTACAAGAATATATTAAAACAGATTATGACGCTAGAGTTCTAGTATTAGGTGGTAAAGTTTTATCTACAATGAAACGACCTGTAATCGAAGGAGACTTTAGGTCAAATGTATCGCAAGGTTCTAAACCTGAAAAACTAGAGTTGACAGAATTAGAAATAGAAGAAAGTTTAAAAGCTGCAAAAGCAGTAAATGGTTTATGGACTGCTGTTGATTTCATACCAAGTAAAAATAGAACAAAAGAACCACCATTTATTATTGAAGTTAATTCATCACCTGGTACAGAGGGTATGGAAGAAGCAACAGGCAGAAATATTAGTAAAGAAATATTAGAGTTTTTTGCTAACAAAAAGAATTGGGTTAAAGTACCTAGTGAGTGTGGTTATAAAGAGATTGTAACTATCAAACCTTTTGGTGAAATCATCGCTAAGTTCGATACTGGTAATTCAGGTATGTCAGTTATTCATGCTGATAAAATGCAAGTAAAAGATAAAAAAGTAACATGGACTTTATTAGGCAAAACTATTACAAGTGATATTATTCGCAAAGAAGAAATCTCAGTTGGTGGCCTAAGAGACTATGATGAAGATAGATATGTCATTAAATTAAATGTAGAATTTTTAAGTGGCATATATGAAACAGAATTTACACTAGACGATAGAGAAGATAGAACACCAATTCTATTTGACCGAGAGTTTATGAGTAGAGTAAATGTTATGGTAAGTCCAGACAGAAAATATGTCGTTACAACAAAATATAGTTTAGACTAAACGCTTTACAAATGAATTGTAATGTGTTATAATATATTATGAAAAGGAGTGAAGAATGGCAAAAAATCATCAAGCAGATAATCCCTTATTCAAGGCGTTAGCAAAAAAATACGAAGCACAAATAGCAGAAGGATATGCTACTTTAATTGTTTACTTTGACAATTCAGTAGGTATAGGAGAGCATCCACAACACATTCAAGAAATGGATAAACAACTAGAATTAATATCAACTGCTGAAGAAAAATTACAATCATTAAATAAACATTTTAACAATACACAGATATAGTGAAATTTTATACAAGTGTGCTGCCATATAAAGGTCGATTACTCGTCCGAGGTATCAACCATGATGGCAGCCACAAAAAGTTTAAAGTAAATTACAAACCATCTTTGTTTACACCTGTTCAAAAAGAAACAGGTTATAAAACTTTAGATGGTCGTAATGTAGCAAAGATACAACATGAAAGTATGTATGAAGCAAGAAAGTGGATTGACGAATACAAAGATGTAACTAACTTTGAATATTTTGGTAATACAAGATTTCAATATCCATATATTGCAGATGAGTTCCCAGGCAAAGTTGATTGGGATTTAAAACAAATAAGATTAATCACAATTGACATTGAGTGTGAAAGTGAGAATGGTTTCCCTGATGTAGATAAGGCTGAAGAACCTTTAATCTGTATTACTGTAAAAGACCATGCAAGAAAAAGTATTATTGTTTTTGGTTGTGGTAACTTTGTTAATGACCGTGATGATGTAAAATATTTTAAGTGTTCTACTGAAAGAGATTTAGTACAAAAGTTTACAAAGTTCTGGACTGCTTATAATCCAGATATCGTAACTGGTTGGAATGTCAAGTTCTTTGATATACCTTATTTGATGAATCGTTTTAGATATCTTATGGGCGATGAATATTTAAATCAGTTTAGTCCTTGGGGTATCGTAAGTCAAAATAGTGCAAGAATAACTGCTAAAGGATTTAACAAAGAACAAAACTACTATGATATACTTGGCATTTCAGTTTTAGATTATCTTGACCTGTATCGTAAACATACATTTGTTAGACAAGAAAGTTATAAATTAGATTACATTGGTCAAGTAGAATTAGGCGAACAAAAAACTGAAAACCCTTATGACACTTTCAAAGAGTTTTATCAAAACGATTATCAATTATTTGTAGAGTATAATATTCAAGATGTTGAATTAGTTGATAAGTTAGAGGATAAAATGCAGTTGATTGCTTTGCATTTGACGATGGCCTATGAAGGCAAAGTAAACTATCAAGATGTATTTGGTCAAGTTCGTATGTGGGATACTATTATATTTAATTATCTCAAAGAAAATAAACTTGTATGTCCTGCTGTAAATGAGAATGAATACTCTGGTGGTTATGAAGGTGCATATGTAAAAGATCCTGTTGTAGGTTTTCACGATTGGATTTGTAGTTTTGATTTAAACAGTTTGTATCCACATCTAATTATGCAGTATAATATTTCACCTGAAACAATGGTTGGGTTTGAACCTAATTCTGTGAGTGTAGAAAAAATGTTAAATCAAGAATCTGATTTATCTAATCTACAAGGTTCTACTATTACACCTAATGGTGCTATGTTTAGAACAGACAAACGAGGTTTTCTTCCTGAGTTGATGGATAAACTATATCAAGAACGAGTGATATATAAAAAGAAAATGATTAAGGCAAAAGCCAAGTATCAAGAGACTGGTGATAAAAAATTATTAAATGATATTGCAGCCAATCATAATATTCAGTTGGCAAGAAAGATTGCATTGAATAGTGCTTATGGTGCTATTGGCAATCAATACTTTAAATACTTTGATGTAAGACACGCTGAAGGTATTACAAAGGCAGGTCAACTTGCAATCAGATGGATTGAAAGAGATGTGAATGATTATTTAAACGATTTACTTAAAACTAAAAATGTAGTTTATGTTGTGGCTTCTGATACTGATTCAATCTATGTAAAACTTGGTGCAGTTGTAGATAAAATATTTAAAGATAAATCTGATACAAGAAAGATTGTAAAAGTTCTAGATAAATTTTGTGAAGATAAACTACAAAAAATAATTGATGATAGTTATGATAAACTTGCTAAATATGTAAATGCATTTGACCAAAAGATGTTCATGAAGCGAGAAGTAATTGCTAACAAAGGTATATGGACTGCTAAGAAAAGATATATCTTAAATGTTTACAATGAAGAAGGTGTAGATTTAAAAGACCCTAAACTTAAAATTATGGGTATCGAGGCTGTTAAGAGTTCGACACCTGCCCCTTGTAGAATTAAAATTAAAGAAGCATTGAAAGTAATTATGAATAAAGATGAAGCATCCTTGATACAGTTTATTGATGAGTTTAGAACACACTTTAAAAAATTACGACCAGAAGAAATTGCTTATCCTCGTTCTTGTAACAATCTTAAAAAGTATTCTTCTTCAACAGATGTATACCAAAAGTCAACACCAATTCATGT